CCCCTGCCGCTTCACCACCCCAAGAACCTAAACCATAACCAAACCCTTGAGCTTGCACTGCTGGACCCACAGGATAATAATGTTGAATTCTTATTCCGCCTGATGTTGTTGCACCAGATCCAGACTCATTTGATGGCATTGTAATTGTTAGAGTTGTATTGGTAGGCGTTGACGTAACCATAAATTTTTTGTTATTAAAATCAGAGGCACTAAAATTAGAATTAGTAATTGTAGTAAAATTATCTAATAATATTATATCTTGAGGATTTATATTGTGAGCTGAAGAAAAAGTTATTGTAACGATTGGTGATCCGTTAGTTGTGCTAAATGCATTTGTAAGTGTTGTTGTATTTTTAATTGGGTGTATATCATAAAATACACCTCCTGAATATGCATACAATATTCTATTAGTCCCTATAATGGCATATTTTCTAGATAGACTATTAATAAAATGATGTAATCCCCGACCTGCGCCAGTTAATTCATTTTCATTTAAAGTTCCAAGTTGATTCCAACCTCCTATTTTTTCAGGTATACCATAACGAAATCTAGTATTATCGCAATCTGTCCACTGACCTTCAGCGCCAGTTTCAGAAATTTGTTTATTGATACCTGGTTGGAAACCTATTTTTTGCAGCATATTAAAATCCTATTTGTTGATTTTATATCAGATTTTTGTAGATTTCAAACGATTAAGTAGTCTCTAAAGACAAGGTTATATTAATTACAACGGTCATCCTAGGCACTTTGGTGGGTTTTATCTTGGGTACCTCATGTTTTAGTTCAGCAGGAAATATTATAAAATCATCTTCTACAGCTTCATAAGACCAGTTTTGAAATAAAAAAGAATTTTTAAAATCTGATTTACTAACACAAGATGTAATATCTGGTTTTAAATACTGTGCAACTTGAGCATATGGGTGTGGATTATGAAACAAAGTTTGAGAATGGTCTTTAGTAAATTGAATATAATGAACAGAACTAAAATTACAATTAGGTATATGATCATGTATTTCCATGGCTTGATCTTTCATTCCAGCAGTGTAATTTACTAAATCATATTTGTAACTTATATTTTTAGTAAAACCTAAATTACTTAAATATTCTCTAATTGATTTGTCATACAAAGGAAAAATATCTTTAAAGTTTATTTTCATAAACTGTTTGTTATCTTCATCATTGTACATCATGTGTAAATTAGTTCTTTTAATACTAGGATTACTCCACTTGTTTCTATAAGGATCAATATGATAATTTGTGTATATATTTTTTATTAAATTTTTTTTATCATAACTATGCGGATTAATTTTATATTTACCTATCGGATATCCAAATAAATAATTAATCATCAGGACGATCTTTTCTATAGTGTGATGGCAGTCCTAACATATCTCGACCATCATATTTATGTGGTTTAAATAGTTTAGAGTTTAAATCATTGTAGTGAAAAAATACTTGTCCACATAGTTTACCTTTAAATGGCTCTCTCCAATGTTCTAATTTAGAACCATCATAAACTAACATATCACCAGGATTTAAAGTGTAAGAAACTCCTGGTTGATTTTCTTTACCAGATCCATCAATAAATATTGGCCAAGGATCCCCTCCTAAATTTAACGTAGCAGATACCTCGCAACTTTTTCTATCTACATGACGTTTAAGTTCGTTTCCAGTTTGATAAAGTCTTGAGTATGAATATGTTTCTATTAACTTTAATCCAGTAAATTGTTCTACTATCGGTTTTACTTTTTGTAATAATAAATCCATTAGTATGTCGCCATAAGTACCAAAAGCGTTATCTATTTGATCATCACCAAAAAATCCAAAAGTTTGATCTAAAGGTGGAAAGTATTTATCTTTTATTAAATACGATGTTACGTCTCTTTTAAAGAGCATATATTCGTAACAAAGAGTAGCTACTTCTTTAGGTAAAGTTCCTTTAATTATAACGTATGGTTCTTTCTTCATGTAAATGTGTATACTATCACCTTTCTTTGTTTTCCGCAATCAGGATATTCATTAGCATGATATTGTAATCCATCAAAGTAAATAAATGTTTTTTCTTCTGGTAAAATAGTTTGATATTTTAAAAATTTTATAGCAGAGGCAGGTAAAGCCACTTGTTTATTTTTTTCATATTTTTCATCACAAATATATGTTGGCGCATGATCTAAAGTATTTAAATATACTATGCAAGTTTTGTGTGGAAAATCATGATCAATATGAAAATCACAACTTTTAACAGGTTGATTATATGTAAAATTTACACAACATCTTATAATTTTATTTACCGGTATAACTAATTGTTTGGTTAAATCATCTAAAAGTTTTTTACAATCATCGTATAAAGAAGAATTTACACGTCCATCACGAGTCACTACCTCGTGATAAAAAAAATTTATTTCAGGAGAATAATCTGTTGGTGTATCTCCTTCATACCATGGAAAATTATTACTATTTATTTTATTCTTTATTACCGAATATACAGGAGAATCAATTTTTAATTTTTTAATTTTCATGTATATCTTTTAATGTTTGAAATAGTGTTGGTTGTTTCAACGCAACTTCTTGCCATTCTTGTTTTTTTCTTTGCAAATGTTCATAAGAATTTTTACAAAGATCATTAAATTGTTTTTGAGTCATTTTAGTTTCAGATAATACAGATGCTATATCTGTTGGAAAATAATTTAAACCAGTAGCAACACAATGCACTCCTGTGTTATGAGAAAAATGATAGTCTCTAATTTTATTATAAGCAGCTAAAACAAAACCATTTATAAACTGTGGTTTTTGATCTATTAAATCTTGACAGTAAACTCTTTCAGAAACTGCTTTCCAATATGGTGTATCTTCTCTGTGAGAAAAAGCATAATGCATAGATACAAATTCCGCAAACTCTCTAAACATACTTTTACATCCAGCGTTAAACACATCTTTGTCCCATTGAGATGTGTGTCCTCTTTTTAATGTTCTAACTAATTTTATTAAAAATTCATGAACAGTAAATAAACCATTACTTTCTAAAGGCTCAATAAATCCTGCCGATAATCCAATTGCACAAACATTTTTAACCCAAAGTCTTTTGTGTAATCCTACTCTCATTTTTATATTTCTAAACTCTAATTCTGAAGTTCCTATATGCCCTTGAAATTGTTTTAATGCATCTTCATCAGATATAAATTTATCAGAGTATACATATCCAGTTCCCATTCTAGACCATAAAGGTATGTTCCAAATCCAACCATTCTCAACTGCTTTACAATCTGTATATGGATTTATTTGTTTTTCTTTATCTGTATATGGTTGTCTTGTAGCCCATGCAGAGTTATTTGGTAATATATTTTCATAGCTATCAAAAGGTTCCTTAAGTTGTTTTGCTAAT